ATCACAGACCTTGGAATAAGGCAGGCATGTTATGACGAACTTAGAGCAGATGGTAACAACAGCGATGAAAAGCAATTAAGAATTCTCGCTGTTGCTATGTGTGAAGAGTTCAAAGATTACATGAGACCACTGTTCTCATAGACCAGTTCACAAAGTGTCCACTATTGCCCCACATGGGGCATTTTTCTTTTATAATAAAGACATGAGCACATTACATCACGAATCACTCCTTGAAACCTGCTTTGACGAAGCATGGGATTCATTCAGAGCATCCAACAAACTATCTCTCGTTGAGATGGAAGAGTTATGGGACTTCTCACGTGGTACACGTGACGCCATAGAATCACAAGCACGCAAACTCTTTACAGAGGCGTGCAGATGAGAATTCTAAAACTCAACGAGCAACAGGAAGAGGCACTCGCTTCCTGTCTCGTAATGATCGCTGACCTAGGCGTCCCTGATCACATAGATGAAAAATCTTTTGATGAACTCTTTGACACAGTGACCGAACCCACACCGTGGGACTATGACTAATCTAAGGGCAGAGTAGAAAAAATCCAGCTGCCCGTGGACAGTTCACAAACTGTCCATTTTTTATGGGAATGGGTCTGAAATCGTGTATTATAAGAATATGGAAATCACAGATCAGTTTCAGGTGACTCTCACCTCATCCGAATACGACCTCCTCAACGAGGTCATGTCCTTCGCTTACTCAATGGATTTTGAGGAGCACAACGACGAGGAATTATTCAACCGTGTTTGGGACAAAATTTCAAACGCAGATCACAACATCTCATTTGAAGAGGTAAAATCATGAGCGTAATTTCTGAATTCTATCCCATCTTCAATCAAAAGGGATACACAGATCGTGAAATCCGTGAGAGCATGGAATCGGCACTCACTCAGGAAGTGCCAGCATCTTTCAAGGACAGGTACGACACATACGCAGAATATCAGGAAGCACTGCACGATTTTCTAAACGGGATCTAATCCCGTTTTTTTCTGCCTAAGCGAAGCGGCTGGAATTTTTGAAACCACTCGACAAAGTGTCCACCATATCCCCCATAGTGGGGATTTTTTGCTATATTAGAAGAGTCAAACGAATCACACATTTATGACAGCATCTGCAGCAACCGCACCCAAGGCACGCAAAACAAGAACACGCAAACCAAGGGCAACCGCAGCAGTCAAGACAGTCAAGGTAGCAAAGGTTACAACACCCAAACGCCCTAGCACTGCCAAACTCATTTCCTTCTCACGCTACGTCCAAGACGCAAAACAGAGATGGGCAATTCATGAGTTTGAGATCAACGCCCTAGCGTCTGACCTTGTTAAAGGTTTTAACATTGTTCAACCCCAAGTTCAACGCCTAGCTAACCAGTTTAAGAACTGACACACATGCACCCCACGGGGTGCTTTTTATTTGTATAATAAAAGAGTAGTCAACCAAAGCATTCACACATGAGATTAATTGAAAGAGAAATGAACAACGCAATCAGAAACGGATCTGATTTCAGAAAGGATAACACAGAGGTCGTGAACATTCGCGGCAATGCATTTGTTTATCTTCACGGGAACCACATTGCAACTGTATCAAATGATTCAATGCAAATCTTTGACGGCGGGTGGAGATCTAACACCACTAAGTCAAGATTGAACGCCCTATGCTATGAATTCGCATATGGTTGCGGGGTGTTTCAAAAGAATTTTGAATGGTTCATTTCATCACGTGCTGGCACCGTTGATTTTGACAGCGGTTATGAGTTGCCGCTGGCAACTTGATGGGATCTAATTCATCACCTATTCTAGGGGTCTACTATGACCCCAAGAAAAGAAAACAACCAGAACACCAGGTGGCACAGGCAGATATCATTTTTGCCGCTGCTGCCTTTATAATTAAAACAGTTAGAAAGCAACGATGACACATCCAACGACTTGGGCAGTTCAACCAGCAGCATGGTTTAATTTTGATTCTGATGGTTGCGTATACTGTGCAGACATTGACACAGCATATGGAATTGCCAGGCAGCTGCAATCCAGGGAGGGTGACCAGGTAATTTGGAAGATGACCAGCGGCGACCCCATCAGGTGGGTACGTGTGACAGATCAAGAACTGGCACTAGGTGCATAGCATTGTTCCCATCATGCCCTATAATAAGAACATGAACAACAAACAACTCAAATCTTATTACGGCGGCAGAGTCATGATGAATGACACAGCATCCAAAGATCCAGCAGTGCTTGCAGCATTGGAAGCAATGCAGAAGAGAAACTGGGAAGACCTAAAGACACCCAGTGGACACTACGGAAACTGGAACATAAGCGACAGACATTAGTCGCTTATCCGCTATAATTAAGACATCACATTCACCCCCTTCTCACATGACAGATTCTACTTACAACGGTTGGTCAAACTATGAAACATGGAATGCCGCCCTTTGGTTAGGAAATGACGAGGGTCTTTACAGCATCGCAAAGGATTTTGAATTCTACAGCGACCTGCTCCCAGTCCTCAAAGAAATTTGTGGAATACGCACACCAGACGGGGTACGTTGGGAAGACCAAGCAATTAAGCATGACGAGATGGACGAAATGTTGGCAGAGTTATAAACACTCTGCCCTAGGCAAACGCAAGGCAGGGGTGAGCAACAATTCGGATGATCTTTGATTCATGCCGTGGATAACTGCTCTTTATGTTTGGAGACCTCTTGTACTGCTGATGTCCTCGGACATCTGAAAAGACAGTTTTGAAGTTGTAAGTCCTAGGCATGTGTGAACAGACAGGGGGGGCAGTATATGCCCCCTTTTTTGTTTGGGGCGGGACTCCTAAGCGTTCCCTAACCTACAAAAGTATCCAGACGACAGATAAATATATTTGAAAATGGTTTTTTTAAAACCCTAAAAAGCAAAAAAATTTTCCCAGGAAAAAATGCCCCAAAAAGTCGATTATAGTGACTACGACAGAATCCTTGCAAACTTCGACGAGTTCTGTGATGATTTTGAAAGTCGTGCGTCCAATGCATTCATGAGAGGAGATCAAAACGATGGAAGAGTTACAAAAGAAATTGAACGAGCAGGAGAGGACACTCCTCTGGTTGTCAGAGAAGTTGACGAGCCTGGACCAACGGATCTCCCAACTAGAGCAACCCACCTTGATGTACCACCGTCCACACTCTGAGCAGTATGAGACGATTTCTCAAACACTTGATTACCTACACAATAACGTCGAAGGAATCAAAGTAGATTTAGTAAAAGTCGCAAAAGGAATTTAACATGCCTTTCCTAGCAGGATCAGAAACACTTGACACAACCAGTCAGGATGGAAACTGTATATACCCCCCGACGCCTTTGGGAGGAATACCAACACCCTCGACAGTGGTCATTGGAGGTGCTCCCTTACAGTTTTATCATAGCTTGACTTTCGTGTCTCTTGTAGGCGGTGTGAAGATCAACCCATTAATTCCAGCACCTTGCCAGATTGGTACAAGAATAATTGAACCGAAGGTCAATAAAACTGTACTTATCAATGGCAAGTTACCTGCGGTCAGTGGGGATAGTGCATCGTTACCATTTGGTTCACCTAGGCCCTTGACAGCACCGTTCCAACATCCTACAATAGTAATTGGTTCAAACTTATAAATTTTAAAATTATGGCAAAAGCAAAAACAAATCTAAGTGGTGGAAGTTTCGTTGAAGCAATCCCTAAGAAAACTCGTCAGGGTACTGGAAAGCATTCAAAGTATTCTGCGACTTCAGCAAATGGAAAGAGAAAGAGATATAGAGGTCAGGGGAGATGATCCCCTCAGAGGTGAGTGAGAGGATTTGTAAGCATATGAATGAAGATCATATGGATGCAGTTGAATCTTACGTAAGGGACTATGTTAAATCTGCAAAGATGACTAAACTGTCTTCTGAGTCAATAGAGATAACTATAGAGATTCCCTTCCCAAGTCCTTTGAAAGATGTTTCAGAGGCACGACAAGCACTTAAAGATTTGATTAAATAGATATGTCCAAGGAGAGTACTATGGTGGGACGAGTAGATAAATCAGAGCAATTTGTCAAAGGGGGAAAGACCCTGATCACCGAGGTGGAAAGTGACAAATACCTGCGCCGAAACGGGCGGCGAAAAAACGTAGAAGAAGGTGAGTTATTTGATAACGATGAGGAATGGGCGGACGGATTTTGCGGTAAGTGAATAAATACAAATAGCTTCGTATCTTTCTGTAATGCAGACCTTCAAGACGTTTAAGGATTTAAGCGTCACGTTTAAGAAACATCCTATGACCGATGATTTGTTGTCGGTCAAGGATAAGGCTGCAATTAAACAATCAATTATGAATCTTCTGCTTACCCAGAAGAATGAGAGATTATTCAATCCAGAGTTGGGTAGTTCAATTACAGATATGTTATTTGAACCTCTTGACTATGCTAGTGCTGCAATTATTCAAACAGAGGTTAGTAACGTTCTTAACGAGTATGAACCTAGAATTGAAGTACTAGATGTTATTTGTACACCTGATGTTCGTCAGGATGGTTTTAATGTAGAGGTTCACTTTGCGATAACTGGCAGAGACGATGCACCGCAGCAGATCAACTTTGTATTAGAGAGAACCCGATAAATGCCATACGCACAAATATCAAATCTCGATTTTAAGGATATCAAGACGGTTCTCAAGGAGTACATGAGATCGCAGTCAGATTTTACTGACTATGACTTCGAGGGTTCAGTCCTTAGTAATCTATTAGACGTATTAGCATATAACACGTACTACACGGCGTTTAACACTAATATGGCAGTCAATGAGTTATTCATTGATTCTGCTACGTTAAGAGACAACGTAGTATCCATTGCAAGGCAGTTAGGATATAGACCTAGGTCTTCTACCTCTCCTACTGCATACGTATCACTTCAGGTAGATTATACAAACCCAACCTCTGACACCGAAGTAATTTTAAAGGAAGGCACAGGGTTTGTTGCGTCATTTAATAACAAAATTTATCAATTTGTAACACCAAGTAACGTTACAGCACAGGTTGTTAACGATGTTGCAACATTTGATAACGTATTAGTGAGAGAGGGAACGTTCCTTACTAATACATTTACAGTTAACACCACAAATAAGACACAAAGATTCGTATTAGACAACAGAGGTATTGATGCATCGACAATTAAGGTCGAAGTGTCTGCAGATGGATCGAGTGCAAGTGAACCTTATCTGTTAGCAGATAACATTTTAGATATTACAGGAGATTCAAAAGTATTTTTCCTTAATGAGATTGATGATCAAAGATATGAGATAATCTTTGGTGATGGTGTCATTGGTAAGAAATTAGAAGATCAAGCAACTGTGGTTGCAAAGTACATCACAACGAATGGACCAGAAGCAAATGGGATTAGAACATTTGTATTTTCTGGCGTCTTAGAGAACCCCTCAGGCATCTCTCCTAATGCATTTGACACTAAGATCCTATCTACAGTCACTGCAGCTGGTGGTGAGGAAACAGAATCTATACAAGAAGTTAAGTTTGCTGCACCTAAGACGTTTGGAACACAAAATAGAGCAGTGGTTGCATCTGATTATGCTGCTATTGTCCGTAACATTTATCCTGCGATTGGTGATATCATTGTATTTGGTGGTGAAGAGCAAGATCCACCAGAATATGGTAAAGTATTCATTTCTGTTAAACCAAGAGATGCAGCATATCTAACATCATTAACAAAAAAGAGTGTGGTTGATGAATTGAAGAATTTTAGTGTTGCATCTGTAGAACCTGTTCTTATTGATCCATCTATTCTATATGTTGAGTTGAATAGTAAAATATTTTATGATGGTGGTAAGACAGATGAGACACCTACACAGATTCAGTCAAAGGCAATCAATACTTTGCAATCTTATATTGAGAGAAGTGAGACAGAGAAGTTTAATGGTAAGTTCAGGCATAGTAAAGCAGTAGGTGTTATTGATGACTCTTCTAAGGCAATTACATCAAACCTAACTTCTGTGATGATGAGAAAAGATTTCTATCCACAGTTAAATTCTACCACATACTACGAGATTTGTTTCCAAAATCAATTTGATAAAGATTGTGACGATCCTGTATTATCGAGTACCGCATTTAGAGTTACTGAATACCCTAATTTTGATGTGTACTTGGAAGATAATGATGGCAAAATCGTCCTATATAGACTAGATGCTTTAACTGGAGAAAAAGTTGTCCTTGACAAGGAAGTTGGTATGATTGATTATGCAAAAGGCGAGACCGTAATGCATAATCTGACGATCATTAAAGGATCATTCTTCGACAACCGTATTTCAATTAGAGTAAAACCAGCGTCAAACGACATCAAAGCATCTCGTGAGGTGTATCTAGATGTTGATGTAGCAAGTTCATCCTTCATTGCATACAAAGAGTAACTAGATGGCAATCAAAACCAAGAAAATATCTACTCTTATTGAGTCGCAAATTCCCAGCTTTATTGTAGATGAATACCCTCTATTCTCTAAGTTCGTAGAGAAGTATTACGAAGCACAGGAAAGTTCTGGGCAGCCATTAGACATTGCCAACAATCTTCTAGAATACAGTGATATCAATCTTTATGAGCAAAACTTGCTCAAAGAGAATACTATTCTAGATGTTGGTATTACGGATTCCGATGATACCATCGTTCTTCAGGATGCATCTTCATTCCCTGAGAAGAATGGTTATGTTAGAATTAACAACGAAATCATTTTTTACTCTACAAGAACTGACACTACCCTAAGTGATTGTTCTAGAGGTGTGAGTGGTAACACGACTTTAGGTGACTTGTATGAGGAATCTACATTTGTTACTACTGATTCTGCACCACACAACTCTGGTTCTGTAGTACATAACGTAAGTAACCTGTTTCTCTATGCTCTAATTAAGAGTTTTGAGTCACAGTATCTTTCATCCTTTCCAGAAAAATATTTAAAAGGTGATGTAGACAAGAGAACCTTAATCAAGAATATTAGGGAGTTCTACAAAACTAAGGGAACTGATTCATCTGTTAGATTTGTTTTCAATTCTATTGTCTCTAACACATCAAGAGATATTCCAGAGACATACAATCCAAGAGAATTTACATACAAATCATCTAATAGTGATTGGATCAACATCTATGCACTTAAGTGTAAGGTTGTTAGTGGTAATCCTAAGGATTTGATTGGTACAAAGATTGTACAGAAACCAACAGCAGATTATGGTTATGCTGATGCTATTGTTGACAATGTATTTTCTGATGGTACAGCAGACGATGAACAAATTTACAATATTGTATTAGCACCTGAAACTGTTAATGGTACATTTGGTGTATCTACAAAAACTAAACTCCGCAAATCCCTGTCAGGGACAGCGATCTCAGGGGATAGAATTGATGTGTTCTCAACTATTGGTTGGGATCTTAAAGGATCAGTTTTAATTGGTGATGAGACAATTGAGTTTGATGATAAGACAGTTGATCAGTTTATCATCAAGAATAGAGAACCAACGACTTCCTTACCCCGTGCTACTAACACTCCTGTATACAAACCAGTAGTTTTAGATGGAACTAATGTTACTCTTCTAACATTTGGTATTGTATACAATCTATTACCTTCCGATGCACAACCATATTCTGCAATTGGAGATACTATTCAAGTTTCAAATCCAGGATTTGAGACCTCTGATTCTAAAATTGTAGAAACTGGTACAAACACTACAAGATGGTTACTAAACACTGGTGTTAGTCCAAACGTACCTACGCTACCTGTAGTGTCATCTTCTCTTGATGGAGTGTCAACTAACATTTCTGCTATTCTAGCAGATGAACAGTATTATTATATTGCAAGTTCTAGTTATCCATCACACAAGATTTTGGATGGATCAACTGTTAATGAAAAAGTATTAGATCAGAAAATTCTTCGTCTTATCAGAAAGGAATCAATTAGAACTACAGAGAAGTATAAAACACCAAAGCGTGATGTTGGTATTGCTTTAAATGGTGTTCCTTTCTATGGATACAAAGATCTAGAAAGTATTAGATATGGAAAATTAGAAGAAATTAAAATTAACACTAGAGGAACTGGTTATTCTAAACCACCTTTTGTGTTAATTGATCAAGTTCCTAATAAAGCAAGAGCAATTCTTGCTGGTCAGGTTGTAGAAAGTATCGTTGTTGATACCAATGACGTGTTCCCTAGAACTCCAGACATTACTATTACCTCTGGTCGTAATGCAGATGTAAGTGCTGTTGTAACGGGCGGTAAGGTCACTAGTTTAGTTATTAACAACTCTGGTGAGTTTTACTCTGCTGCCCCTCTAATTGCTATTAGAGACGCTGCAGGACGTGGTAGATTTGCTGAATATCTTTCTACTGTGAATACTGATGGTAAGATCACTGGATTTGAGATGGTTTCAGAAGGTAACTTCTATAGTCAAGATACAATTGTTGTTGACGTTATTCCAGTTGGTAATGGTGCAGAAGGTATTCCTCTTCTTAAAGAATGGAACTTTAATAGATTTGAAAAATTAAGAAATAAACTAGACACAGAGAATGGTTATATTTTCCAAAACTATAATCCTTCGGATTTAGAATATGGTTATGGATATGCTGCTAACCCTAAAGCTTTACGTGTTGATCTAAATGACAACATTAATAATGCAGGATCCGAACCATCTACAAAAATTCACTCTCCTATTATTGGATTTGCTTATGACGGTAACCCAATCTATGGTCCATTTGGTTATGAGGATCCATTAAATTCAACATCTTCTATTGAAAGGATGACCTCTGGTTATGCCATTAATGGAGCTAGATCAGAAGGTCCATCTTTAACAAAATATCCTTTGGGGTCTTTTGTTAATGATTACACCTACACTCATAAGAGTGGCACACTAGACGAAAACAATGGAAGATTTTGCATTACCCCCGACTTTCCGAAAGGAACTTATGCTTATTTCCTTACTATTGATAGCGATCAAGTACCGCAATTCCCATATACTTTAGGAGAGAATTTCTATTCTCTACCTGTTGATAGTAACTATAATTCTAACATTAGTCAAAATGATATTCCTAAGAATTCAAAGAGATTATATCAAAATGGAATGCAGAGAAATGGTGAAGGATTTGTTGCACAGATTGCAGAAGTACAACAAGGAAATGTAGAAGCAGTTAAAGTAGAAGAAACCTCATCAAATTTTTCTATCAATTCTCAAGTTAGATTTGATAATAAAGGTACTGAGGGATCTGAAGTAGAAGCAATTGTATCTTCTGTTACTGGACAATCAGTAAACTACTTGGAATCTAAAGAAGATAGGGTTGTTAGATTAACAACTATTCAGAATGCATATCTATTTGCTGATGATACATTGAACCAACCATCATCTGGTGCTTCTGGTTCTATTGTTGGTACAGTAAAGAACGATAATACAATTGTACTAAGAAACGTTAATGGTACATTTGATGAAACTGGAACTTTCTCTGCTACCATCAAAACTTTCACTATGCTTCTTGATGAGAGAAGTAATTATACTCAAGGAGCAATTTTAAGTTTAACTGATGGTGTCAATGCTCCTATTGCTACTGGTGAAGTTCTAGAAGGAACTAGTAGTCAAAACGTAGTGGTGATAAAGGTTCTTACTGGAACATGGGTTGTTAATGATGATTACTTCCTCCAGTCAAGTAACTTGTTCAATACTTCTGGAACTAAATTAGTTCGTATTACTTCCCTTAGTGATGGTTTAGAACCATTTGATGTTAATCAAAGTGTTGCTCTAGTTGAAACAGCAGCACCACATGGTTTAGGTGTTGGTGATAGAGTAACAATTGACATCAATCCTAATGATGTAACTAAAACTAAAGATTATTACGTAAGGAAAAGATTATATCAACAAGCAGTACTAGTACCACCTAAAAATAAGAGTACAATCAATTTAACGGGAATAGGAAGATATGAAATCCTCAATGGTGGTGCTGACTATACAACTGGTACTTACACTAGTGTGGCTCTTACTGGTGGGTCAGGATCTGGAGCAACAGCTACCTTTATTGTTTCAGATGCTGGTGTAATATCTGATATTCAATTACAAGATACTGGTACTGGATATGCAAGAGGAGATTACCTTAGTGTTGCAGATGAAGACCTAGTAAGATCTGGTGCTTCTGTGTCTACAGCAAGATTGACTTTATATGTTGGACATGTTGGTGTTCCTGCTGGTGGTACAAGAGTTACTGTAGATAGTGTCATAGGATTTGCTGCTGGAGATCTTGTCAAGATTGGTAACGAAATTGTTGAAATTGAAAGTATCACTGGAAATGATTTACTTGTATCCAGAGGTAAAGAGGGTACAGAAGATGTAGATCATTTTGATGGACAGGAAGTAGAGTTATACAAACCAACATATAATTTTACTGATAACTATAAAATTTTTGATGGTTCTAATTCTGGTTACATCCAATCATATGATCGTGATACACAAACAATTAAAATTGTATATGATTATGGAACATTAAAATCAACTGCATCTAAAGTAGTATTAAGTTCTACCTTCTTTGATTCAAGCACACCACAAAGATTGGTGTCTATTAACACTGCTACTGAAATTGAATATAAATTTGAATTCTCAACTGATAATACAAACTTTACTGCAAATCCAAATATTGATTTACAAGAGTTTTACAAGTACAAGTTTGATACGTCTCATTCTAGTTTAACTGGGACTTACTTTGATATTAGTCCAAGTAACAACTATAACTTAATTACTGTTGAAAAAGTAGAATCTTTAATTCTACCTGGTAATCCAGGATCATTTACTGATGTTAAATTTGGATTTGGTTCACGACTTTCTGATAACAATTACCAAACAAAAGTAGGAACTGATTTTACTAACTTCTATTATTTTGACAAAAAGAATGTAGTTCTTTCTGATGGGGCATATTTTAAAATTATTACTGACCCACTACAAGGTGTTAAGGAGGTTAACTATGTTACACCAAATCGTTTTGTATACGATGTTCCTAGTGATCCTCTTTGGGACGGTTCTGGAACCATTTCTTATACTACTACTGGCCAGTTCGCTATCGGAAAGATTAATACGGTAGGTATTGTTAATCTAGGACTCAATTATAAAAAAGTTCCTGTTATTGTTGGTGCTGATCCTACTACTTCATATAGAGCAACTGCAAAAGTTGTATTTGATGAAGATTCTCAAGTTATAACAGGTGTAGAAGTTACAAACAAAGGAAAAAATTATTCCAACCCTAAAATATTCGTTCTTGATGCTGATGGATCTGATGCTATTTTCAAGGTGTTGGTAAGAAATGGAGAAGTTTCATTTATTACTGTAGAAAGTCCAGGAAAAGGATATACTTATGCACCAGAGATTATTATTGTAGAAGGTGATGTTGATGCATATGTTGAAAGCACTTCTATTGGTGTTCCACGTAGTGTAAACATCACTACAAATGGTGGAGCGTTCCATTTAGATAAAACTGTAGCATCTACATTCAATTCAAATTACATTGCTGCGTTAACAAACTTCAATGGTGATTTTAGAATTGGTGAGGAAGTAATTCAAAAGATTGATAATAATATAGTATTCAAAGCAACTGTAGCAGAGTGGAGATTAGGTTCTAATTTAATAAAACTAAAGAATACCACAGGTATTATACGTGAAGGTATTAATATTCAATCAGCTTTAACTACAATAACTGGTAATGTTAAATCTGTATTTGTATCTACGTTCAGTGAAGAGATTAACAGTTTCTATGATAACCTAGGATATTATAGTTCTGATAGAGGTAAATTAGGTGTATCAAATCAGAAGATTACTGATAGTTTCTTCTACCAAGATTATTCATATGTTATTAAATCTCAAACATCTATTGAACAGTGGCGTGATTTAATTAAATCTACTACACACCCTGCAGGATTTAAACTGTTTGGTCAGGTTGATGTAGAAGGAACTGCTAGTTCTGAAATGCCAGTAGAGATGCCAAAGTCATCTCATTATAGTGTTATACAACTTTGGGATCCTGAGAAGAACAAGATTACTAGTGATATTAAGCAGAGAGTTGTTACTCAGAGTATACAAAAAGTAGAGAATACAAGAATCAACAAGGCAGTTGGTACTGCTGCACCTAGTGAATTCTTATTCAATGAAGTTCGTGCGTTTGAATTTACTCTTGCAGCACCTTTTGATGGTTACTATGATACCAATGGTAGATTACAAGGAACTACAACATTCCAAATCATTAGTGATTTAGGTGTTCCTTTCTTTCCAACAAACGATAAAGGTCTTATCATTACACTTGATGGTGTTCTTCAAGAACCAGGAGTTTCATACACTATCAATAACGATACTATTGTATTCTCTGCTCCACCATTGGGAGATGGAACTAAAAATGGTTCTGATTATAAGGGAGTTACTTTCTATGGTAAGGTATTCCAGTTTAAGGATGATCAATACAATACTAAGCACCTAAGAAAATTAAAAAATATTTTCCAACGCAGTGGTACATGGATTGATGCTGCAAATCAAATTGAAAGGAATGCAGAGTTTATTATTAATGAAACTATTGGATATGGTAAGGAAACTTATCCTACTTTAGATTGGGCAACTAAACAAGATGACTATGAAAGAAATATCAGAGCTATCTTAGATGCGTATGATCATGATATCAGATTTGGTGGTAATATCAAAACTGTTAACTATGCATCAATTTTCAATCAAGATGATGATTACCTTTATATTCAAAATAACAAAACTCAATCTACTAATATATTTGCATATGCATCTAGATTAGCAAAACTTGCTATTCGTAATTGGGATTATATTGATGTTGGGGTTTCTTATATCCAAGGTTCCAAGATAATGAATTTATCATCAACAGCAAATGTTGCTGTTGGTATGTTTGTTAGTTCTGGTAGATCATATTCAGAAGGAACTAAGATTGTATCTATTGATAGTGCTACTCAAGTTACATTAAGTAATAGTGCATTAGCAAACTCTGGTGGTGGAGGTGGTGTTCCTGATGGAATCACAGATATATCTGGAACAGCTGCAGCTGGCAATACAACACTTCCAACTAACACTGGTCGTGTTGTTGACGGTGAAACTTATGATATTCCTGATGGTTCTACATTATATGTTGCTACTTCATTTAGTGGAAGTGATCAAGCATCATTCTCTTGGAGTGGTTTAAGCAAAGGTATGTTCTACAAAGGTGGAGAACTAATTGCACTAAACAAAACAGATATTATTACACAATCTCTATCTTGGGCACAAGCACAATATCCATCACTTAATTGGGGAACTATTGAAACCAAGTGTGGAAGAGATCTAGGTCTTATTATTGATGCTTATGTTTATCACCTACAATTTGGTGGTAATGAAAGGATTGTTGAAGCTGCACGACTATACTTTAAAAAGGAACAATATCCATATGGAGAAACATTATCATATGTTTCTGATACATTAACAGAAACACTTGCTACATTTGCTTATGCAAAAAATCTTATGATTACAGCAATGAAGAACGAAGGAACTGTTACAGATCCAACTGCTCTAGCTGATTCAGTAAGTCCTGTGTGTGCAGAGGTTGAGAGTGCTTTGCAAACATTCCATAGTATTTTGGATAGTATTTTATCAGGGGGACCAGGACTTGTATCGATAACAAAAGAGAATCCTAATAAACGTGGTAATTGGACTCCTACTTTAACATATTCAAATTATAATATTATATTTGATCCTTTACTACCAGCACAAGAATGTGTTACTGTTGTTTCTGCTATTGATTCCTTATATGACAATTTGGATGATGTTCTCAAGGAAGAATCTGTATCTAAAGCACTTCCAGATTATGTTGATGGAGAAACAAAAGAATTTGAACTATATTGGGATGATGGTTCTGAGGTAAACACAGAAGAAGATGAAGATTTATTCCTTACAATCAATGCTGTACTACAAAGACCTAAGTACACTGAAAGTTATCCAGGAGAGGATTCTTACTTTATTGATAGAACTGTAATTCCTAACTTAATTAAATTTGATGTTGCTCCTATTTGGGATCAAGATTTTGGAGCAAAAACTATTGGTGAACCAAGTGCAGTAGAAAAAGTTGTTGGTATTGGAGTTGGTAATTACAAACGACTTACCATTGATTACAACCTAGTTGATGGTGTTAGAAATGGTCCTTTCTTAATTTTAGATGTAGAGGATTATACAGTACAAGGTATTGAAGCACATGATGCTTTATACGTATTCTTAGATGGAGTCCTTCAAAGAAAAGGATATTCTTATTCAGTAGCTGGTCCAAATATTACTTTCAATGTTCCTATTAAAAAGGAAATGAAAGTTGACATCAGATACCTTTATGGTAGAGATGTTGGACAAGTATTGAACATCTATGATTATTCTCCAGACACCTACTTTACACAAGGTGTGTTTACATTTGATTCTACATCAACAATCCTTGATGAATACTTTAAGTATACTTGGATGGGAGATTCTATTGGATCAACTATTCATGTTTGGCAACAAAGAGCAAATGGAACATACAATGTAATTGGTGAAATTACAAATCCATTTAAATCTGGAAACACAGTAACATACAATCTTAAATCTCAAAACGCTGTTATTGAGAGTGGATTGGATTATACTTTTGCTGTAAAGGGAAGATATTCTAGAAATTATGTTATTGCAGATGGTGATATTTCTAACGTTGGTATTACATTCACAAAGGATGAAGTTGGTAGAAAACTTCTTAGAGATGACAATGCTCTTTGGTTTGGTACGTTCTTTAGAAAAACATATAAAAATCCTTTTGTATATCTTACTAAAGGAGATAAGATTCGTGTAGAAGGTGAAGAAGGGTTCCGTGAAATTAAACAACTACCAGAAGAAGCAACTAGTAAAGAAGGTAGAACTGGAAAACCAACTACCAATGATATTTTTGGTAATGTAAAGATTGAATCTTATACTGGAGTCACTAGAGGAGAAGGTCTCTCAGTAGTTGCTACTATTGATGGTAATGGATCCATTACCAAATTAACATGGAATCAACGTAGTTATGATCCTATTACACAACCAACTGCATATCAATACTTTACACCTCCTGTACTTAAGTTTGAACCTGTAGATGGTAATGGTGGTGGTGCTAAAGCAAATGTTCTAGTAGGTAGGAAAGGTGAGGTACTTAGTGTTGATCTAATAGATGGTGGTTCTGGTTATACTACTGCACCTAAAGTTATTACAACTAGAAGATTTGATATTTTATCTGAAAGAGGGGTTGGTGTATCACTAATCAACTTAAGAGTTAATCCAGTTATAGAAACATCTGGAATGACTGCAATATCAACTATTCAGATTCTTGGTAATAGATTAGTTGATGCATTCTCTTTCTCTTCTATAGATCTTCTCAGTCCAAAAGACATCTCTAAGAAGATTGAGGCAGAAATTCAAACTGGTATACCAAATATAATTTCTGGTTCTTCTGATGGAACTATGCCAGTTGGGGATCAATTGGTATCTCCTAATGATAGTGCTGATATTGTTTATATTGAACCAGCACCTGTTGAGATTGATGGACAAGGTGGTGTATTAAGACTTCAAGGTTCTGAAACTGTTGTTAAGGCAGAGGTTCAGGATATTGTAAGTGCTAACACTATTTCCAGTGTAACTAAGGTAATCACAGCAACTACACAGATTGATATTCCTAATAATGCAATTAGTAATATTAATTACTTTGAGAATGCTGCATATCTTGATATTGACTTCAATATTGGTGATACTATTGCTTATATTCCTGATACATCTAAGTTCTACGGAACAGGTCTCCTATTAGTTGGAGATGAAGTTGTAAGTTATGCTAGAAAACTTAATGATAGATTCCTTTATATTACTAGAGCAAGAAAAGGAACTACTGAACAGGACTGGTCTGCTGGTACTTTCTTAAGACAAATTCCAGAACTTGTATCTGTTGCTCCTGTTGGAATTGCTAGAATTGAGTCCGAATCTCAAGTAGTTTCTGTAAGTGTTGGTGCTGAAGCAACTGGAAGAACTGAGAAAAAATCTCAATATCAAGTTGCAGTTGAAAATCAAATAGATATAATCCACTCTGCTACAGTAATTACTGCTGAAGTACAACCAGAGGTTATATCTACTCTATTCACATCATTGGTAACGGAATCTATTTCCACCATACCTTTTGAATCTGTAAGTTCTGTTTCTAACATTCATTACATTGCTTCTCCAGTTGATGTCCATCTTCAAGTAATTACATCTAAATTTGAAATTACTAAAACTGCATTGGAGGTATTATTAGTAACTCCTCCAAGTGGTATAATTGATGGATATGTAGAAACAGTTTTCTTCACTAATCCAATTGAAACTAGAAACAATGGATTTGTAACTCTATTGGAGGAAACGGTAACTCAAAGAACTGGTAATGTTGTTGAAACTACAAACGAAGTACTTGGAGAGGATAGTGGTTATATTGGGGAATACACACCAGGAAATATTGGTCATACAATTAGTCATTTTGAAGGAATGTTTGATGATGGTTCCGCAGGAGTTTCTGGACTGTCACTTGAAAATATCGATACATATTTCCCATCATTAACATTAAGGGACTTTACTGATCGTAGAAATTCCAGTTTCACTGTATCTGGTGACAGGTTTAATTTGATGCCACCATCAATCCAAGATCCTGTTACTATTAGTTCTTCTACAGGAACTATCTCTGGGAATATCGTTGTTCAAAACACAACATACTTCCCTGATGAAGGTTACTTTTTCCATAATAGTTTTGGTGTATCAGGACCAGTTGGTCACGTATGGGATCAAAAAACATATGGATTATCTGGTAATCAGAATCTAGAAACC